AGCAGAGCCAGGAGAGTTAATACCTTGCTGTAAAGGGCTTATGTTGGTTATTAACCCGCCCTTAAACTCGACAGGATATGTCTGCCATTGTGTAGGCATATTTAGCTAACTCTCGTTGCATTAGAATAATGTGTAGTACGGTGAATACGTGTATCCCTCAAGTAGTCATAACGATTAATATAAAGTGTACGCATATTCTTTATACCAGCTTCAAACTTTTGTTGTTGTATATTTGCATCTTGAGTATTACCTCTGAATAGATACGCATAATACATAGACCCATCAGCTATAACGTAACGAAACTGTTCAGGTACACTAGGTACATCAGTTGCATTAATTAAATCAACAGGTAATCTATAATATTCGTACACTAACTCATAGGCGTTATCTGGGGGTGGTACTACGCCATACTCCATGTTAGGTGTACGGAATATACTCTTAGGTAAACCTCTTATAGTGTCATTTGTATTATATTCATTATCTACAAACTTGTCAAGATATTCTTCATAAGAAAGTATTTTTAATTTTTGTGTTTGATTATTAAATGTAGAGTTACGTTTAATACGAAAGCTATCCATGTCAGGCACTTTCATATCACTAGGAAATGCGTAACGTGTTTCACCTGCAGTAAGTGTATCTTCTTGTTCTACGTGGTTAAAGGGCCACTCAAACTCGTGTTGATTAATAAAACGTATGGCTGCATTTACACTGTCTTTAGCTGCACTATAAAACCCTACAGCACTACCAAAGTTAGCACTTGTAAGTTCAACTTCATTCAAACGCTTGTTGACATCATTTACTAAACCAAGAAAATCATATGCCATATTAACGTTCCCTTACCCGAAGCTTTATACTTCTTTCAGCAATACTACCTGTACTGTCAGTCATAGTACAAAAGAAAGTATATTCTTCGTTGTTTGTACCACCAGCTATATTAATAGTTGCTACAGTGGTTGTATTAGATTGTGCAGTATTTTGAATACTGTCTGTACTTGCACCACCTGATGCAGTATTTAAATCTTGTCCTGCAGCCAAGGTAGTCTTTGTAGTGTACGATGTAGTTTTAACTGACCAAGTAACACTTGCTATAGTTGCACTATCTAAAAAGCGTGACCAATCTACACTATAATCTAGTGTCTCATCAGGGTCTTTATTAGGCCATCTAAAGCTCATGCTTAATCCTCAGTTGCGTATACAGTACGTTCTGCTGCAGTAGATTGTCTTTCTATAAAAACTATTCTATCTTGTTGCGGAATACGTACTGTTCTATCTTTTGTTGTTGTACCACGTTCAATAAATATTAATCTATTTTCTTGTGGTACTCTGGCTGTTCTTTCTGCTGATGTAGACATTTATGCAGCCCTTGCTATATAAATAGTTCTACGTCTGCTATACTGTTCTCTAAACGCATTAAAGTCAAATATAACGCCTGTAGCTGTTATTGAACCTGCTTGTCCTGTACCACTTACACCTGCAGGGTATACTTCAGAGCCGTACTCTATTTGACCTAGTGCAGTGGTGCCTACAACGCCTGTTAATGTTACAGTATTACCAACACCTACTGTACCTACTTGACCCGTAGCTGATACAGAAGCTATGGCCTCAGATGTATTTTCAACTACAGTGCCTACTGCACCTGTTGCACTTACACCAGTTAAACCTGCAGCAGTATTAGCTTGTACAGTATTTACTTGACCTGTAGCACTTACACTTTCAAGTACTTCAGTAGGTTTCTCTTCTACTGTATTTACTTGGCCTGTACCTACAACACCTGTAAGTGTAACTGTGTTGCTGTGCTCTAAAGCTCCTACTGCACCCGTACCTACAACACCCGTAAGACCTGCAGCAGTATTAACTTGTATCGTACCTAGAGCAGTGCTACCAAGAGTAGTATCAGTAACACGTTCTGTAATGTCTATCTCAAAGCCACCAGCACTTACAGGCTCTATTGCTGTTGTGCCGACTACACCTGAAACAGGTTGTACTACATTTACAGTTACTGTGTTAGTGTTAGCTGTTGCTGTAACTTGATCTAAGTTACTAACAATAACTTTACCGTAACGTGCTGTACCATATACAGCTACACCATATACTGCAGCATTAACGGTAACAGCCATAGTTTATCCTTTTTATGCAATACGAATAATTGCTGTACTTGCTCCTGCAGCAGGAAACTCAATAGTTAAATCACCTGCAGTAGCACTTACTGTACCACCAAAGTCAATTACTGCAATAGCTTTATTTGCTTGACTTGCATTATATATAATACAACCATCCGCTGAAGTAGTTACATCTGCAAATGTTTCATCTGCAAAGTCTACAATAGCTGTTGTTCCGCTAGTAGAAATAGTTGCACTATCAAGTACATTACCACCAGCAGTATAGTTAGTACCAGATGACTCATCAGAGTTACCTGTTACGTCACTGTAATTAGTTGTAGCTGCACCGTATGTACCTGTAGGTGAAGCCTTAATCAAAGCAAGTTTAATACTATCGGTGTCTAAATCATGGACACCACCAAGTAGCTCTGATTTGAAACTTGTACACATTGCTGTTGTAATAGCCATGTTTTAGATCCTCTAAGTGTAGTTAAGGGGCCACCCAAAAGCAGCCCCAAAAAGTTTTTATTTATGCAAGTGCATCACGTGCAACTTCATCGGCAGTCATTTCGCCAAGTCCGTCAACATCCATCAATACAGCATATACACGTACCTTACCTGCGGTAGATACTGTAGTAGCCGCTTGGACTAAAACATCAATTGTATCTGATGTTGTAACCAAGATAGGACATGCAGTGTTTGCCAAGGTTGCATAGTCACCTGCAGAAGCAGAATCAAATGCAAAACCGTCAACAAATGCATCAACGTCACCACCTGTGATACCAAGGTCAAGAACCGTACCAGTACCACCTGAAGGTGTTGTAGTACATTCCATACCTGCAGCCATTACCATTGTATTTGCACCAACAGTAATTGCTTGGATAATATCAGCAGCAGCTAAGGCAGAACCCTTAGCAGTTGCAGCAGCAGCAAGATCAATCTCCTGCTCTACGATATATGGAGAACGTCCACGTGCACTTGAGCCGTGTGCGGCAGAGGATAAAGTAGTAACTGTAGCCATTATTTATCCCTCCCCTTATAGACCAGACGTATAGATCGCATTGACCAGAGCTTCTGGACGAAGGATCTTACGACCGTATAGATGCATACCACGAACGATGTCAGCAAAGCTGTCAGGGTCACGATATGTTTC